CCCTCTACACCCTCATGCGCCAGTCGCTCACCGTACTTCTTGGGCTTGAGTTTCATTGCAGTCCACTTGCGTGCGTCAATGCGTTGCTTTTGCCATGCGAGGTACGTCATGTCGAGCGTGGTGCGCCCCTTCTCATCGGTGTATGAAGGTGGCAACTCATCCGCTATCTTGAGGATCTGATCGGCATTGGTATCGGCCTGCTCCTCTCGTGCTCTCGTGTATTTCTCAAGAAACTCAGCGTGGCTAAATAACCATGAGTACACTGTCTGCTGACTAGGGAACTCATCCTCTCTGCAGATCTGTGCGAGGGACTCACCATTACTTAGCCTAGAACAGATAGTGTCTGCAATGGCGTCGGTGTACTTTGATGGCCTGCCCATGGGGTTGCCAGTGGGCTTGCGCTTAGGTTTTGGCTCAGACATGTTTTCAGCCCTCAGCTATTGGATACCTTAGTGTACTTCTAATTGTTTGTTTAGCATACGGTTACTCAAGCACTTGTGGCAAACCTCTCGCTCACCTTTGTCGTGGTGTAGCTCACGATTGCCTACAGCGTTGTTCATTCTGAATCTGCAATAAGTGTCGTGTACCTTCCATAAGTGGGCTGTTCTGCCTACGTTTGCGTCGTAGAAGTATTTCACGTTCTTTTGTTCCAAGCCTCGCCAGCCTTTTGCGGTTCAGACTGTGCCCATATTTTGGCGCCACACTCAAAGCTACTGCACCTTACTCTCCACCAGCCAGAGTTATCAGGCATAGGTTCAAGCTTAGGTTTGTTGTCGCACAAGGGGCACGGCTTTAATCCTGCAGTGATTGCACTTAATTCTGCTGCTTTCATGTCATCCCTTATGAACCGTTGGTGGTGAATCCTGAAGTGAGCACAGCCTATACCGTAGAGAATGTCTATGGTTTTCCGCTTATGCTCAAAACGACTGTGTCCGTTGTATGGAGCCACCTTCGTTCGCACTGTCCAGACTTCTACGCATTACTGCGCTACCGCCTCGGCTCTAGACTTTCGCCCACCGCCCCCGCTCTAGGCTTGCTCGTGTAACGGGGTTTTGTATTAGCCACCACTGACGTACCGCATGGCGATCGTATCTGGATCAAACAAAGAAAAACCGCTTTAGTCTATGCCCCGATTGGAAAGCAGCCTTTGTAGGGCTGACCCCCTTGCGGGGCGGGACACAGATTAAAGCGGTCTTTGTTCATCGGCTTTCCATGTCCGACTACATACTGCTAGTTTATCAACAAATATCAACACAAGTCAAGCGTCATCCTCATCTACAGGAAACCATTGCCAAAAAATGATTGGCGTTGACTCTCCAACATAGGCGCCTTCGACGTTGAAGTCGATCCACTCATGTGCATCTTCTTCGGTCATGCCTTGGCTGACGAGATGATTGACCATCTTGTTGCCATCATACACAGCACGCTCGACCTTGCTACCATCTGGGTGCCAGACGTCGCTGGTGCCTACTAGAGCCTTCTCAAGACCGTCAAACAGTACCATCGATGTCCTTTATAAAGTGCCGTCTTTCCGAGCTGTCATTCTGACCTTCCCCACCACTATATCGTGTCCGGTGGGCTATGCGACCTTGCGGTTTCTGCTTTCGCTTCATCAGGCATAAGTGACACGACTTGTACGCACCTACCGAATCAGAAATGGGTGCCGTTTAGCACTTTGTTGGCATGCTACTCGCTGCACAGTGGCAAGCTGTTATCAACGACGATCTAGAATGGTTGCTGGGTGCTACCCATCACCACAGCATCTGCTTTCATATACCAACACGGCTGATGACTATGGCGGGATTAGAACCCTTACCGGACGCCTCTCGGCTAACAATAGCGCCTGTCCGTTTGCCTTGCGACTTTCAGAGTGCCTCCGTAGGCGCTGCTACGCCCTCACTCCTCATAATCATCATGCGTGTTGACTCTGTCTTTCCAGAGTGTCAGCCCCTAAAGCTAGGGCGGTCGGGGCGTCGACCCTTATTAGTAGGCACCCCACGGTAGCTAACACCGCAAACCGATTCGGTTATAGCACTAAACCGATTCAGATAAAACATAAGAATACAAAACACACTGCTAGGCCGACAAACCCTGCGACCTCAGACCAGAAATTATATTCTCGCATGATTACGCCCTCGCAGCAATTGCGTGTTCGATGTCAGAAATAATTTGAGCGTTTAGCTTGCGCACCAACCAAGGTGCAGAATTACCACGACGATCGAGCACCTCAAACTCACATTCAAAGTGGTCTTGCGCATCCCAGTCGCTTGGAGCACTACGGCCTTGGCCTCTGTGCCACTTGGCGCCGATTACGTCGATCAGGCAGGGTATGCCTGCAACAGTGTGTTTAAACTGCATGGCGACCCCCTAAAACGATGCTACGGGTGACTGTGTGCGTACCACCGAGGTCTGACAGATCCAGCTCTTGGCCTTCAGCGAGTGCGTCGATGGCCTCGAGGTCTTCAGCCTCGTAGCCGTTGTCCTCAGAAAAGAAGTCCAGCGCCACCAGCCTAGACTCGGCTGGCTCGTAACCGTCACTCCAAACTACTAAAAATTGCTTTTCCATTTTGATTCCTTTCTCTGTCCGATCAAGTGACCGTGATTTAATATTAACTTAAACAAATGAATCGTGCAAGGGGGTGATTAGCCCCCTGTTGTTTTATTGCACCTTGCAGCGTGTCAGCACTGTTTGCTTACGACCATCACGGTCATTCTGTGCCTTAACTGTGCCCTTGAGCGTAACGGTCTCGCCTACCTCTAAGACGTTGTTTGATGCAAACCAGACCAAGCTATTGCCTGCAGCGTCAGCCAGCACGAACAGGAAGGTGGTGCCGTAGTCAGTCTCAAAGCTGTTGCGTTTGAGCACGGTAACCTCAACCAGCAGCTTGTCGCCCACTGAACCGACGTACTCGTTTGACTTCACAACCACGCTGCGTGCGGCCTGATCTTCTGTGGCACGAGCGTGCGCTGCAATGATCGACACGACATAACCAACGTAGCGAGCCGTTATAACGTCCGTGGCGAGCAAACTGCGCACGTTGTGAGCGTAGCTGCCATTGTCGCCAGAAAAGTGCTCCAGCGCCCATTTAACGAGTTCCTGAGCCTGTTCCTGCAGGGCATTGGCCTCAGCGTAGATCTCACGACGAGATTGTGTCTCTTCTGGGGTTGGCTGGATTGGTGGGGCGAACAGAAAGCCACGCACTTCGTTACCAGTGGTCAGCAATGATGCGTTGCCACCTGACTTCTCAGCGTAGGCCTCGGCCTGCTTAGTGCCGACGTAGCCAAAACGCTTGGTGAACACCAGACCTAAGGCCACTGCGAAGTCGACAGGCACCACGTTCTCACCACGCAGGCCGTAACCAGCCTCGTCGTCACCAAAGGAGCCGATCGACCAGAACCAGTCGATATTCTTGGTAGGGTCAACGCCGAAGAAGTCCTTCAGGCACTGGCGACCGACAAGCTTATAGCCCTCGTCGTCTTTGAACAGGAAGGTTTGCTTGCGAAAGCGTGAGGTGCTGCAGTGGTCGCAACGTGAGGCCACGGTGAAGTATTCCTCAGGCACAACCTGATCAGGCACGGTATTAATGATTGGTGCAGCGCCGACAGTATGGTCAAGCGTAGCAACGAAAGTGTATGCACCAAGCTTGAGTGGCTCGTAACTCAGTACGAGACGCAGCTTTTGGTAATAGAACCATTCGTCTTGATTGTTTTGTTCACGCACAACAAAGGGGGTAGTGGACTCGATCACCACTGGCGCCACGCCCAGAGCTGCAGCCTTCTTGTTGGCCTTAGCAATCTTGGCCTGAACCAAGTCCAGTTCGCTAGGGGAGATTTCAATAGTCTTTTGCATGATGTTTTCCTGTTCTCTGTCCTGAGTAACGTCTCAGTGATTTAATATTAACTTAAATTATCTAGCTTAGTCAAACTATTTTGTAGGGGTTTTCCCTGACTGTTGTAAAAAAGCCCCCGAAGGGGCAGTTGGTTTACTTGCCAGCGTTCAGTATCTTGTTGGCTGCAGAGAAGATCTTCTGTGCACTTTTGTCGTCGATCTTCTCAGTGCCCAGCCAGTGCTGGATGTAGCCCCTAGACTCAACCAGACCGTCCAGCTTGAGCAGCGAGCACAGGATGTAGGCCACTGACTCGGCCTCGACTTCACGAATGTCACGAGGCGTTGTCTCGTCGTCGCTGAGTTGATGCTCTTTTGTGTGACCGAGCACAACGTGGGCAATCTCGTGAAAGCGTGTCTTATGGGGCAGGGCTGCTACAGGATTGACCGCAATCTCGTTGTCCTTGGCATAGCCTTGGCAGTTGCCGCTAGTGTGCTCAAAGGCCACCTCGGTGATCTTGAGCGCCTCGAGCGCTTTGGCCTTGTCCCACTCTGGCGTAACGGCCTCGTTAGCAAAGTCAACGCCCTCAGTCTGGCCTAAGACGAACCAACGGTTTTTGAGGGTGAATAAAGTAAACACGTCGTCAGTCTTGTTGCCTGCAGCGTCTTTCTTGGCGACCGTGACAGGCTGCACCAGAGCGATAGCCTTCTCGC